CATTTGAAGAGCGTGTTTGAATAGCGCCCTTATCTTTAAGCTGATCCAGCTTCTCGGCGTCCACCTCGCAGTTATTAAACCAGATAAAATTCTGGATTATCTGCTCAACGCCGTCCATGCGGTTCGATTCCATGTTATTCAGCGCGTCCAGCAACGGCAGCACTTTTTCAAACGCTCCCTGTCTTGACGGACACAGCCTATATTCTATGATGGGTATTCCCGTAAAAATGTCGCAGTCCTCAATTATCTTTCCGTCAACGATAAGCCAATAATGGTCATCGCTGTATACAGAATACTTCTGCTTGGAATCAAAGCCGTTAAGCCCTTGTTCCTCACAGGTATATGTGACCGCGAGCTTTGGCTTTCTGCGATAATCAGCCGTTTTTGCTACAAATGTATATCTCGGGTCGCATACATAGGATTGTATCTTTGCCTCATTCGTCAAATCGGGAAGAATTATCCTATAGGCTTGACCGCAGATATAAAACCACTCTGCAAGCTCTCTGTCCTTTGTGGATTTATCCGTCATATCCATTATGCGGTTGAGCAGGCCGATTCCATTATCATCATTGGAATTATCGTCGTGCTGACTTTCGCCGCGATAAATATATTGCACAGGCTCACCGAATGTAAATCCTGTTTTAAAATCCACTATCTCAGCCGCATGGTTTTCAACGATCTTGTTGCATATCTCGGGACGTATCACCTTAACGCGGTTAAGAATAGCCTGCTTTCCGGTATAAGTGTCCCAAAGGGTTTGAATGTCTTGGCTGTTTTTCTTGTGCTGAGCCAAAAGCTTGTTGAGTGCATCGACAATGTTGCTGTTATCGTACTTTTTATCCTCAACGAGCAATTCAAGCCTACCGAAATTGCTAAGCTTGGTGCGTATCAGTTCGCTTTGCACCGCACTTTGCGGCATTGTCAACACCTCCCAATCGTATATTTACAGGAGACTTACAGCCCTTGCAGTATGGTTGAATAACGCCCGCGGCGTTTTCCGACACATTAAGCAGATATCTGCCACACTTAGGGCAGAGCAATTTGTAAAAACGCAAAAGCCACACCGCCCTCCTGAAATTAGTTCTATTATCATTATAGCGCAAATTTTCTCTCACGAACTGTAAACTTTCGCCCGAAAACTGTAATCTTTTCAAAGAGGGCTTGACAAATTAACATGGTCTATCAACTACCATCAGCTCGGAAATACCGTTCAAGTGCTCGTCCACCGCCATAGAAAGACTGTCGGGCGCGTCGTCATGCTGCTTTGATGCAGTTATCGTGTAGCGCGTAAGCTCATTCATTGCCGCGTCATATTCTTTGCCGCGCTTCTTATCGTTGCGGAAATACAGCATTTTCTTGATATCGGGCGCGTCACGCTGTATTCTTGCCATCTTTCCCATCTTCGTATCGGCTCTTTTGGAATAGATATATGGTCTGTCGCCTATTTTTTTCAGTTGTTCACGGATATTATCCGCATAAACATCGCCGCCTGCGTTGGCTTCAAACCTCGCCTTGATTATCTTGTGTCTGTGATAAGCGGCAACTATAAGAGGCTGTGTAATGTTCTTCGCACCGCGGTTGAACACCCAGTCGTGCACATATCCGACATCGCCGTACCAATAGATTATCGGAGAAGATAAGCTGTCACCGCCGCCAAAAGCCACATCACACACCGTTGTAACATCGGGGGCGCCGTCAGGTAACACGCCGTTGTAAAAATTAAGCTCCGTTTGTGGGAACAAAAGTCCCTCTCTGGGCTGAGGGTCGCCCATGTACTTAGCATTCCACTCCGCGGGGTCAATACTTGCTTTCATATCCTCGTAATAAGCGGTCGAGAAGCCCAAGCCGTAAGGATAATCAAAATTGCTCTCGCCGTTCTCATTCAGCGCAGGAACCACGCGGAAACGCACAGTGGGATCGTCTTTGTACTGTTCTTTCAGTTTTCCGATAACGTCAGTAACAGCCCAGCGCGTTCCAATGTGAAGCTCCATTGCACCGTCTTTTTTACGGTCCTTAAGCTGATTAAGATAAGCGTTATATTTATTCTGCAATCTCTGAGGGCTTAGTGCTTCTTCTAAGTCTTTGATGATATCGTCGACATACAGCAGTTTAGCTACCTCGACCGCACCTGTCAGCGTACCCTCGATGGCTCGACAGGTAAGCGTAGGAAATCTCCGCTGTTTGTTGATACAAATACTTTCGTCCTCCGCAGAGGTCGCAGCTATCTTGCAATCTGGGAACACATCGCCCCACAAATATTCCTCGTCAAGCAAAATTGACAGCACTTCCTTGTAAAATCCCTTTGTCAGCGTGTCGGAGTGCCCGCTCATGAGGTTAGCAAGGTCGGGATATTTGCCCATCAGCCAAGTAAGGAAGAATATTCCGAGGGTGCTGTTATGCGTAGGTGTAAGCCTCTTTCCAACACAATAAACGCCTCCCTCGACGGAAATACAATTGCCCTGTTTCGGCTCTATTTTTTCTATGTCAGATACAGCAATCCTACGCTGTTTTGAGAACTCCTTAAGCTGTTTCCTTTCAAGCTGACACGGAATATAACAGTTTGGATTAAACCCAATGACCCAATATCTATGTTTACCTCTTATTCCGCTTGATGATGTATGCGGTTCGATTTCCTGTACAGAGCAACGCCAGCCAAATGTTGAAACAAGAGATATAAAATCCTCTTTGAGCTGTTCTTCCGCAGTCGTGAATTGATATCTGCGCTCTTTTCGCATCAGGCATCCGTCGGTGTCAAGCAATCCCGCAAGCAGATGCAAACGCTGGTCAAACCTTGCAGTCAGATATTCCGCGGGGATATGTTTAGGCAATCTTTTTCTGCTATGACACATACCCAACTGCTGTAAAGGCTTTCTAAGTTCTTTAAAACCATAATACTTAACACCTGTGTCTTTGTGTGTGGTATGCCAAGATATTGCATAGCCGTCCGCAATTATTCTTTCCACTATCGCAACATCATCTTTATCTCCGCAGATATCAGGATTATTGTTGCGTCCATCACCGAGCCACGCACCAAAAGTGTAAGGCTCAACAGGCAATCTCTTATATTCGCCTATCAGATAATTTTTCGGAGGAAGCATATAATGATATCTATGACCTCTGATTTTTTCGCTGCCGTCCTGAAAATCCTCTGCCATCTGCTTCGTTTCCATTATGCAGTATTTCTGCGCGTGTCGATTATACACAAGCCATTCGTGATTTTCGTGGACGTCAATAAACGTGCCATCTGTAAAACGCACTCTTGTGTTTGCATAATTTTTCGGAAAAACATAAGTAACAGGCACAAAAGTGCCGTTAGGACTTATAACATAATCGCCCACAGCCAACTCTCCATGAGTTTTCCAACCGTCTCTTGTGAGCACAGGTATTTCGTCTGCAACAAGTTTTCCAATTCTTGGGGGCAACGATACCGTCAACAGTTTGATAACGCCATCTGCGAGGTCTTGCAGGTCGTCCACAACTACTCTCAACGCTTTCATACGCGGAGGATAGAATTTCTTCTCGGGAACTCTGTTCCATTCTACATACAGCAGATAATAGTGGAAATAATCCTGTGCCAGTGCGTGTGCGGTCTTTTTCGCTATATCCGAAAATTTCAGCGCAGTATCAATGTCAACAGTGGCGTATTTTATCTTATATTCGATGGCTTTGTTGTAGATATCCTCAAAAAACGGCTTTTTTGAGATCATATCGGGCAAAAACTGCCGCACCGTCTCAAAATAAAGCTCCAATCCGTCAACGCTGCCTTGAAATCTGCGTTTTGCCAGTTCGACAAGCTCAAGCCCTGACATCTCGTCTCTGCGTTTTGCCATAAATTCCTCCAAAAACAAAAAAGAGCCACTCCGAGAGAAATTCTCTCAAAATGGCTCAATGGCTCTGATATATTCAATTTTATTATATCACGGATTTATAGGCGCGAACTGTAAACTTACACAGCGGCGCTCTTTTTTATAATTTTTTTAATTTTCAACAGGCTTTCAACCGACGCTCAATAGTGCACCTGCTCACCGAGCAATCCCTCGCCGCCTGTGCAATGCTCAATCTGCCCGCGCGGACGTCCTCAATAACGCTCTCAGGCACACTCAGCCTTTTGCGCCCCTCACGGTAATCGGGATTAGTTTTCCGCGCCTGTTCCTTGCCTGCCTGTGTACGTTCCAGAATGGTTTCCCTCTCAAACTCAGCAAATGCAAGCAGATTTGTCACAATAAGCCTGCCCATCGGTGTATCTTCGATAAGTCCCATGTTCAGAATATGCACACGCACGCCTTTCTCGCGCAGACGGTCGATATATTGCAAACCATGCTGAACAGACCTAGCAAATCTATCCAGTTTGCACACAACAAGGGTGTCCCCTTTTTCAAGCTTGTTTATCAAACCCTCAAATATCGGGCGCTCCCTTGCCCCGCTGTATGCTTCGGTCACTATCTCCGCGGTAGGGTACATCTGACGTATGCGCTCCTCTTGCTCGGGCAAAGAATTGCCGCAGCGCTCCTGTCCCCTTGTCGATACTCTCGCGTAGCCGTATATCATGCCGTCACCTCACTTGTTTTGCCTTTTCGCAGCAAGCAACAGAATAATTGCAGGACCCGCCAGTATCGCAAATAACCAAAACATAGTTATTCTCCTTTCTTCTTGCTTCGTCCATCAGGAAGTCCGCTAGGTTCCAACACAATAGACCCCTCTTTGCGTTTGCCTTGTGTTTTCGGCTGTATCACAACCTCATAATCAAGCTTTTCGAGCATTTCAATTAAGAGATCGCAGGAGATTTTACTGTTGAGCCTGTTGCCAACAGCTGTTTGACCAGAATATCCCATCATCTCAGCAAGCCGCTTTTGAGTAACTTTCTTATCTGCCAAAGCTGCTTTTATAGCATCTGCCGCATTCATAATACACAATCCTTTCTGCGTGTTTGTATTTCGTTTATCATATTTTACCACGTTTTCGTGCGCTTGTCAAGCTTTTTTTGAAAAAATTTTACTCGGAGGGTTAAG